CGTATGGGATAGGTACAACTTTTTGCTCAGGCTCGTCTATTACATACTGCCATGTATTATTTACGATTGCTTTTAAAAATTTTGGGTTAGGTTCAATCGCATAAACCTTTTTAGCACCTCGGTCGAGAGCATGGGCAGTAAACATACCAACGCATGCTCCTACATCCACACATATATCACCGGGTTGTACCTTATACCACCATTCATAATCTTTTCGGACAAAAAATTCTCTATGCATTGTAGCTACGCTTACCATACATAAATCACTCGTATCCATAAATAAATTCAATGCTTTGCCGCTCATTATTGTCTCCTATATTATAAGTTGCCAATCCAATGGCTGCAATCATCACACGGGTCGTCCCACAAATATACGGGCTCCATGCACTTTCCACTTTTGGTTGTTGATGTTGGCTATTTATTATAAATACTCATACTAACTGATTCTATATAAATGTCAATAGGAAAATACCATGCAAACAAATTATCTTGATCCAACCTCCTTTAAGGTTGCAGTTTCACGCCTTCCGAATGTTGAGTTCTTTACTCGGCGAGCAATCATCCCAGGTGTTACAATGTCACCTGTGGCACGGCCATCGCCTATTAGGAATTTATATGAGACCGCGGACCGACTCGAATATGCTGAACTTGATCTAAGTTTTGTGGTTGATGAAAATATGGCAAATTATCAGGAAATCCTATATTGGATGGAATCATTAGGCAAATCAGAAACGACTGATCAGTTTTCTCGTTTGCAAAAATCGGATGATGGCATCACATCCGACGTTACTATTATTGTCGAGAACAGTAATAAAAACCCAAATATGCTATTTACGTTTACCGATTGTTTTCCAACAATTTTATCACCGTTAAGCCTTGATATAACACAACAAGATATTGTATATCCTGAGGCAACAGTTACAATGAGACATAACGGATTTAAACTCACACAAGTTAGTTGACAAAATTCTAATTCTGTGTTAGAATCATATATGATTGAAATAGTGAGGTAAAGAATGAGTACTGATGATATAAGTGCGTTATGGTCGGTTGACTGCAAAATTGACGAAACAAATTTAGCCGGTGAATCAAAAAGAATTCCTGAGCTACATAACAAGTATTACAATTTATATTACAAAGAAGCACTTAAAGTTAAAAAGCTTAAGGCTGATTATAAAGAATTGGAAATGGCAAAGACCGAATGGTTTGATGGTTCTATGGCAATGGAAGATTTAGCCGAGCGAGGTTGGAAACCATACCAAAAGAAAATTATTAGACAGGATATGAATAAATATCTACAAGCGGATAAGGATATTATTAATTTAAGTTTAAAAATTGATTATCATTCTGCACGTGCTAACTTTCTTGAAGATATTATTAAGACCATTCATAGTAGAAATTTTATTGTAAAAAATATTATTGATATTATGAAATTCCAAGCAGGAGATTATTAATATGATTAATATATATGGGCATCCTGTTTACCCAAATTTTGACAACATCAAACCTTCACTGAAAAAAGAACAGCACCGTGTGGTTGAACCAGTTGAACCAGTAACACGGACTAAAAGAGATAAATATACTCATACTAAAGGTGAAATTGTAGATATTGAAGTATAGGATGATATGACTGAAATTGTTAATGTAGAACCAATTAATGCGGTTCATATGAAAGTGACTGCTGATCCGTCAACACGGCAAGAGATTATGAATTATTTCTCGTTTAGACCTGACGGTTATCAATTTGTGCCTTCGTATAAGAACCGTGTATGGGATGGATATATTCGTTTATATCAACCAATGCGTCCTACGTTATATGTAGGTCTATTATCTTACCTCCAAAAATTCTGTGAAGATCGAGAGTATCAACTCAATATTGATGGCGCGTTATATGACCAAGAGCCTGTTCCTGACGATTATGGATATGAAATTGCTCGTGAGATCAACTGTAAATTTGAACCACGTGATTATCAAAACGAGTACATTGTAAATGCTATTCGTAATAACAGATCACTCTCAGTATCACCAACATCCTCAGGTAAATCATTAATAATCTATTTACTGCAGCAGCATTATCATCAAGCGTATGGTCACCGTACTTTGATTATTGTTCCGACAATTTCATTGGTATATCAGATGCAAGGTGACTTTGCAGACTATGGCTGTGATCCTAAAGACATCTATACAATTAAAGGTGGTGTGGATAAGAACACTAATGCACCTATTGTTATATCAACATGGCAGTCACTTATTAAATTACCAAAGGCATGGTTTGACCAATTCCGTGTTGTCCTCGGTGATGAAGCTCACTTGTTCCAGGCAAAATCACTCACTAAGATTATGGAAAAGTTGACCGATTGTAAATATCGCCATGGGTTTACCGGCACATTGAAATCATCGGAATCAAAAACGCATCGACTTGTTCTTGAAGGATGTTTCGGCCAGGTAAAGAAATTTGTATCAACAAAAGATTTGATGGATGCAGGTACTGTCGCTGATTTTAATGTCAAGGCAATTGTATTGAACTATACACCTGAGACCAAAAAGGATTTCAGAAAAGCATTGAGATCTGTTCAAGATACAAGCCGTAAGTATCCTGCAGAACGTGAGTTCATTATTAATAACAATAAAAGAAACATATTCATTCGGAACTTACTTTGGTCACTTAAAGATCAGAATAATCTTGTATTGTTTGATCTCGTTGAAAAACATGGTAAAGTGTTAGAGCCACTCCTTCGGAGAGACGACCGTCACTTGCATTTTGTATATGGTGGAACTAAAGGTGATGAGCGTGAGCGGATTAGAAATCTCGTAGAAAATGATCCAGTTAAACAGCACGATATCCTTGCATCCTACGGTGTATTTTCGACTGGCGTCAACCTTAAGAAACTCGATAATGTGATATTTGCATCTGGTTCTAAATCTGAAATCAAAGTATTACAATCAATTGGACGTGCACTCCGCAAAGGTAATGATGCGGACAAGGCAACACTATATGATATTACCGATGATTTATCTTCAGGATCATTTGAAAACTATACTCTGAAACATTTCCGCAAACGCATTGAAATATATGGTTCTGAACAATTTAATTATAAAATCTATACGGTTAACATATAGTATTGTTTATAGAGCATAAATGCTATTATACACAGTCTGGAATTATTGTCAATGGTTAATTTCAGTTATGTCAGAAAAAAAATCTATTGACAATATCACAGAGTTGCGATATATTAAAACTAATCTCAGTAAAGGAGGATACCGTAATGGCAAAACCTACGAAACCTCGTAAGAAAAATTACGTCAACAATAAAGACTTATATGAAGCATTGATTGCATACAAAGGACGGATTAAAGAAGCAGAGGACAGTGGTGATGAAATTCCACGTGTTCCTGACTATATCGGCAAATGCATTTATCAGATCGCAACACGATTGGCAACTAAACCAAATTTTAGTGGCTATTCGTATAAGGAAGATATGATTAGTGACGGCATTGAGAATTGTCTACAATATATTAATAACTTTAATCCTGAGAAATCTCAAAACCCATTTGCTTACTTTACACAAATTATTTGGTTCGCATTCCTACGCCGTATTCAAAAAGAAAAGAAACAAATGTATATTCGTTTTAAATCATCACAGCAAATGCTTGCGTCAGGTGGTACCTATACAGGTGAAGATGTAACTCTTAACTTAACAACAAATGCTGATTATATGAACTCATTCGTTCAGGATTTTGAAGATAAGTTGGCTAAGGATAAAGCGAAAAAGAAATGAAGATAGCAATTATTACTGATATGCACATCGGTGTACGTGGTGACTCTAAAGTATTTCTGGATCATCAGGAAAGGTTCTTTAGAGAAGTATTCTTTCCATATATTGATGAGCATAACATTAAAACAGTACTTGATTTAGGTGATACGTTTGACCGACGCAAGTTTGTTAATTACGTTACACTTGACCGTGCTAAAAAGATGTTTTTTGACCAGCTGGCAAAACGTGAGATTGAATACCACGCAATCGTTGGTAATCATTCGGTATACTATACAAATACAAACGAAATCAATTCAATGCGATTGTTACTTCAAGAATATAGCAAGTTCCATATTTACGAAAGTAAACCTGTTGAGTTGACATTTGGCTCAACCGATGTTATAATGGTTCCATGGATTACAAAAGATAATTCAGAAGACACTATGATTACAATGGCAGAATCAAAAGCAAATATTTGTATGGGTCACTTTTCAATACAAGGATTTGAAATGCTCAAAGGAGCTATCAATGACCACGGGTTGAAGCGTGAAATCTTTACGCATTTTGAACAAGTATACTCAGGACACTTTCATCATCCATCAGAATATGGAAATATCAAATATCTTGGTGCACCATATGAAATGACTTGGTCGGATTATGAAGGTCGACGTGGTTTCCGTGTTCTTGATACTGAAACACGTGAGCTTGAATGGGTTCTTAATCCATATGCGGTATATAATAAAATCGACTATGATGATACCGATATGACAATTGAAGATATTGCTAACCTTGATGTTTCGGCAATTAAAGATACATATATTAAAGTAATCGTAAAGACAAGATCAAATCCATATATCTATGATCTGTTTATGAATAAGCTTACCGACTCAGGTGCTGCCGATGTAAAAGCAATTGAAGACTCATTAAACCTTGAAGATGCAGGAGTTGATGAGATCCTAGATGAAACAAAAGACACGAAGGATATTCTACATCAATATATTGAATCAATTGATACAAGTGTTGATAAAGGAAATATTATTAAACTAATTGATGAGTTATATATTGAGGCACAGCAGATAGCATGAAGATTGTATTTAAAGAAGTTCGTTATAAAAACTTGTTATCTTCGGGTAATTCATGGACGGTTATTCCATTAAATCTCAGCAGAACCACACTTATTAGTGGTACAAACGGTAGCGGTAAATCAACATTACTTGATGCTATCGTATTTGGTTTGTATGGCAAAGCATTCCGTAAGGTTAATAAAGCACAATTGATTAATAGTATTAACGGCCGTGAAACTGTTGTTGAGATAGCATTTCAGATCGGTCAGAATAACTTTATGATCCGTCGTGGTATTAAGCCCAATATCTTTGAGATATGGAAAAACGGTGAAATGATTAATCAGGATGCTGCCTCACGTGACTATCAGGCATATCTTGAACAAAACATTTTAAACTTAAATTATAAATCGTTTAATCAAATTGTTGTATTGGGTTCAGCAACATACATTCCTTTCATGGAATTGCCTGCTCATACACGCCGTGATATTATTGAAGACCTATTAGATATTCAGGTATTCAGTACAATGAATTTATTACTTAAAGATAAAGTTAATTCAAACAAAGAACAGATCACTGAAAACAGTTATCAAATGGATTTAACCGAATCAAAATTGAGTCAAGCAAAGGAACACAATGCATCAATTCGTAAAATTCGAGAAGCTGAAGTGGACAAAGTTCGGCTTAGAATGTCC